TGACAAACTGCTGGAAGATTCACTCGAACTGGTCGACTGGCTGCTGGAACTGGTCGACTGGCTCGAACTCGATTGACTGCTCGACGAGAAGCTCGATTGGCTGCTGGTCGAGATGCTGCTCGAACTGGTCGAGATGCTCGAAGTAGACTGGCTGCTCGAACTGCTGGAAGTACTGCTCGAAGACACGCTGCTCGAAGACACGCTGCTCGAACTGCTTGAGGTGGATTCTTCGTCGTCGTCCCGGGCAAAGATGTAGATCGAATAGGTAACCGATCCGCCGGAAGCCCTGCACGTGATTCGGTGGCTGCTGTCAGGGTCGATGTCGAACCCGTTGGCCGCCGGTTGTGTCATGAACAACACGCCCCCGCCCCGCAATGCCCCGCCGTTTGCCACCGTGTGGCTTCCGATCGGGTCCCAACCCTCGGACGACGCCGGGAAGATCTCCAACTGTCCATCTGCCGTGACCGCATTCTCGTTGACGATTGCAATGGCCACGATTTCTTCGTATATGATGTCCTGGCCGAGGGCATCCAGGCCGGCTCCCGCCCCGATGTCGACTCCAGCCATGTTGTAAAGGTCGAACGTGTCCTGGTGGGTGTTTGACAACGAACGGTTTTCGCTCATCCAAGACCGGTTGGCTTGGTTGGCCCCGATCCCGGACGTGAGCGTCTTGGCATAAGCAAGCTCAGGGCATCCAACGCTCGTGATCGACGAATCCGTCAGAGTGTTCCGGAGCGTTCCGGCCATCTTCAATGTGAGCTTTGAACTGCTGATGCTGCGGGTCATTTCGTTCTCCTTCAAACCATGACGGGTACGTCGATTCGGATGTTGTATTCAACCGTCCACTGGTACTCGTCGTCCCCGATGCGGGTACCGTAGTCGGTCACGTATTGGACGATCAGCACGTTGCCGTTGTCCAAGGTCAGGCCATCCGAAGCGTTGGTTGGATGGCCACCGTAAACCTTCATCAACTCCTCGGCCAGGTAAGCAGCGATCTGCTTGGCCGACCGGCTGTCTCCATCAACTACTCCCGCGAACACGTGGAACGTCTGGCCAATGTCCCTGATCTGCCGCTTGCCTGTAGTTGCCGACATCCTGGCAGCCACGCTGGTGGTCGGCAACTCCATCACGCAGTACGGATAAGTGGTCCCCGGTTCTTGTTCCTGCTCGAGCAGCACCGGAGCCGATCCACCCAGACCAGTGAACTCGTCGTTCAACCCGGATGCATTCCACCGGGTGACGATTGCTTTCTGAATGTCGGCTGATGCAATGCTCACTTGATTGGTCCGTCGATGATCCTGCGGATGTTTGCCATGTTTTCCTTCACCGTCCTGGCCAGGAACGACCTGTCAAGTCTCTTGCTGGTCTCCAAGATCAACCCGTACTTGAGCGGCGTTCCGATGTAACCATCGGAAATGCTTTCGCTGACCTTCCTTGTCTCCTCAAAGATCGTTTTCCGCAGCAGAGTCGTGTCGGCCTTCGGGTACTCTCCCTTCTTCGACCTGTTCGTAACCACAACCCGACCTGTCTTGGCACTGGCTGTCTTCGTCACTGGACGGCTGATGTTCCTCACCACTTGATCCTTGACGAACGACGCAGCCAACCTCACCCGTTGAAACACACTCATTTGGATCTTCTGGTTCACTTCATTGATGAACCACTTGATCTCAACGTTCCGTTCAGCATTCCTGGCTGCCCTTCTTTCCCGGGCAGCCAGGACCGCTGCAGACGGCATTCCCTTGATAGCGGGCATCATCCACCAACTTTCCGGAGGTTTTCGACATAATCCGGCATGTCCTTCTCAAACTGCGGCTGGCCGTTCGGAATCCGGGCACCGGGGTTGAGCAGATAGTTGCCGGGCAGGTCATCGACGTCTTCGATATTGGGCTTCATACCCTTTACCATTCGAGCTTCGTTGGCATCGACGATGTTGATCAGTTCCCGGCACAGCGTCTTCATCCGGTGAACGTCGAGTGTTCCCTTCTGCGGAGCTACTCCCCGCAACTCACCCGACACCGGCATCCCGGAAGCTTCCATCCGTTGCTGAAGAATTTCCATCAATTCTTCGTCTTCGTAGAGTGGGTCCTCGATCACGTACGAGAGCTTCTCGGGATTGACATGCAGCTTCATCCCGGGCAGCGGGGGCAACTGGCCAAGAGCCGTCGCCTGATCGGGGGGTACCATCGGGAACCTCCGCCGTTCGTTGAGCTCCTTGGTATTCGGATGAACCGGCTTGTTGGCACCAATGGCCGACCGCAACTTGCATCCAGGAATCGACTGGATGAGCAAGTCACTGTTCCTCGGGTGATCGGCTTCGATCCCGAACGGTGGCACGCTGACAGCAAATTCTTTCGTAGCAGGCATTGTGTTATTCCTCGCAGCGGTTCTTCAAGGGAAAATTGCCGCCCCGGCAGTGAAGAACCAAACCTGCCGAGGCGGCGCTGCGGGGAATACGGTGTTTGTCCCTTCCCCACCGGGACTCGGGCTTATGCAGGAGCCGACGTGGTGACGGCAGCGCATGCTCCCCGTTCGAGCTGTCCACCGTAGCGAGCCATCGCCACGATGAGCATCTCATTTCGCCGGATGAGCGTATCGCCCTCCGTGCTGGTCCGGATAGCCAGACCCTTCCGGCGGTACATCCGGTAGCGGGCCAAGATGCAGTAGAAAATCTGCTGGTTAGACAGACTCTCATTGATCTTGTACGGCCGCTGCATGATGCTGTAGTCGTCGTAGGTGCCGACGTTGGTCGACCCCCCGGCGAACAGCCGGCGAGCATCAGCAGTCCCGACGTTCAACGCCTTGACCCGCTGGTAGCTCGTCTCGGTGCCGCAGAAGACTGCGGAAGCCTTGACGTTCGGCCGGTGCTCAGCCTTGGCAACTCCGAACCGCAGGGACTCGTAGTTGCCGATGCTGGTCGCACCACCGAAGTTCACCGACGTGGTGCCGGATTTGTTGATCACACCCTCGGGCTGGTTGGTACCATTACCGACGGCGATCACATCGTCCAGATCTTCCAGCAACCGTTCACCGTACTGGGCGGTGATGTGGGCACCGAAGTCAATCGGCGTATCGGACAGGAAGTCCAGGCCGATCCGAACAGCACCTTCCCACCGGTAGGTAGTGGTATCGAAGGCCGACACATAGCTCGCCGTATTGAACAGCGAGACCGCCGTGTCATCCACACCACCCCAAGAAGCGGTGACTGTGCCGGTCGCCACACCCTCGATACGGCGGCCACGATCAATCGTCTTGGTCGTGACCAGCGGGTACAACTCGCCGTAAAGCAACGGCGTGGTGATTACCTGGTCGTCAAACACGATCGGGGCGGCTTCCAGGCCACCGCTGGTCGAATCGTCGATCAGGGCTTTCAGGCCACCGGTGTAGCCTTTCTGCGACATGGTCTTGTCGTTTCCCGACGCATCCCACATCTCATCTTCGGTCAGCGTTTGGAGCAACGACTTCTCGTGCTCAGACAGCCTCTCGAAGGCCCGGTCGGGCGAGCCAGCCAGCTTCGGCGTAGCACACAAGATCTGGTACTTGGCCCAAACCCCTGCCAACGCCTTGTCGGCCTGGCTTGGCTCGTCAATGTTCCGGTCACAATCCGAAACGGGCATGCCGGCCAACGGGTGGGGCCGTCCGGCCTTGGTCATCGTCGGATACGTCATCCCCTTGCGGGAACGATCGTAGCTCTCGACCGCTGCCTTGACGCGGGCACCACCTTCGGTCCCGCCGCTCATGCCAGCGATCTTCTTGCCCATCTCAGACGATTCCTTCGTCTTGGGCTTGGCCGACTTGTCATCGACGACCTCTTCCTCTTCTTCCTCGTTTTCCTCGGACTTGACGATCGACTTGGTGAGGGTTTCGATCGAGTCGGCCAAACGGTCGAACCGCTTCGTGAACTCGTCGGCCTCGTCGTCGTCCTCGTCTTTGGATAGTTCGGCGTACTTGTCCGCCGTTAGCTCGCCGCTCACAAGTGCGTCAGCAGCGGCCTTCGTGAACTCGTCAGCCTCGGCATCGATTTCGATGTCACAGTTCTTGACGAGCCACGTTTTGAGCATCTGGGTGACTTTCATGGTTTGTCCTTTCGGTCACGGGTTGCTCATTCACTCAGACCGCCGCGAACGTCACGGCGTGTCAACTTCTTGAAGCGCTTGGTGCGCTTGTTTCGCTTGTCGATGTTCTCCAGCGTCTGGAGTACCTCCGACATTCGTTCCCTCTCTTCCGGCCCCGCTTCGGAGATGAACAAGGCAGCCGCCGCCTTCACATTCAACTCCTGCTCACTGGTTTTCCCTTCATCACCCAACGCCCCGACTACCGCATCGAGACTGGAATAAGCCGAATGGATCAGTGCCCTCAACGGACGGGCCAACTCCGGAGTACTGTGGGCTTCCCGAAGATCGGCCAGAGCTTCACGGATCTTCGACTCGTTGACTCGGGATAGTACCCGACCGGCCTTCTCACCGGACGGCTCGGTGTCCTTCTTGGGTTTCTTCTCGTCGTCGGGAGGACTCCGGAACGACTCGGGGAAGACCGACGACATGTCAGCCTTGCATTCCGGGCACTTGTAACCACCATCTCCCCGACCCGGCGACCAGTAGTTCATTGGTGCCGTGTAACCGCACTTCGGGCACTTGACGTTCTTGCCCTTGGCTTGCTGCTGCTGTTCCTGTTCCGCCTCGGTGGCCTTCACACTCTTCATCGGCTCCTTGGCGGCAGGCAACTCGGCTCCGCAATCTTGGCACTTGCCGTCCTTGATGTTCGTGCTGCCACACTTCGGGCACTTCACTTTCTCGTCACCGGCCGATCCCTCTCCTCCGTCTTCTGCTTTTCGTCCACCGCCATCGGCTTCTTTTGATGCGTCGGCTGCTCCCTTTTCTCCTCCGCTTCCGCCCGCCT